TTAAAAAAACTAAAAATACAAAGGTTCAGAAGAGTGAAGAGCCAATGGTTAAGGTTTTACAGGTAAATGTAAATCCAGAAAATCCAAGAAATGGATTCTTCGAATTGGATTGGAATGATGAATTTGTCAATATGTTGAAACAGAATGGCTACAAAGGTGCATCAGAAGAAGAGATTGTGGACCGTTGGTTTCAGAGCTTGTGCAAGACCATCGGCAATGAGCAAGGTGTTGACATAACCGGTGCAGGTTATGTACAAATCAATCGACGAGAAGACGGCAAGACAGAGGTATCATAGAGTATGACCCACATACTAGTGGATACTGCTAATACTTTTTTCCGAGCAAGGCATGTGATACGTGGTGATGCTTCAGAAAAAATTGGTATGGCCATACACATCACTCTAAATTCTATCAAAAAAGCCTGGAATGACTTTGACGGCACTCACGTGGTGTTCTGTCTGGAAGGCCGAAGCTGGCGCAAAGATCACTACGCCCCCTACAAAAGGAACAGGAAAGAATTAGCAGATGCCATGACAGCCGCAGAGCAGGAAGAGAACAAGTTGTTTTGGGAGTGCTATGATGATTTTACAGATTTTATTCGAACTAAAACCAACGTTACAGTTCTGCAAAACAGCCGATGTGAGGCAGATGATCTCATAGCTCGTTGGATTGATAGACATCCTGATCAACAGCATGTGATTATTAGCACAGATAAAGATCTTAATCAATTGATAGCATCCAATGTGAGGCAATACAATGGTGTTACAGAAGAGACCATAACAGTGGATGGCTATTTCGATAAAAAAGGCAATCCTGTAATAGATAAGAAAACCAAAGAGCATAGAAAAACAGAGGGTGCAGAATGGACCATATTTGAAAAAGCCATGAGAGGTGATCCATCTGATAACATATTTTCAGCATACCCAGGTGTGCGCAAAAAAGGTACCAAAAGCAAGGTGGGATTATTGGAAGCATTCGAGGACCGAATCAATAAAGGATACGCTTGGAATAACCTAATGTTGAGCAAATGGGTGGATCCAGATGGTTTAGAACACAGGGTCATGGATGATTATGAGCGTAATAGATTACTGGTTGACTTGCATGCACAACCAGAAGTTATAATACAGGAGCTGGATCAGACAATTGATCAAGCCAAAGCAGAAAATAAACAGATATCACAAGTGGGAATAAGATTTATGAAATTTTGTGCCAAATATGATCTACAGAAGATAACAGAACAGGCACAATTGTATGTGGAACCATTTAATGCGAGGTTAGTATGACCATGCGAGCAAAGATATTAGTAAAAGATAAATTTTGGATCATTGAAGAGAATGGAGAAAAACTGGGCACACTGCAAAAGAAAGATGACAATGGTTGGATCTTCCTAGGCAAGAAAGATCAGAGACAAGAATATCCCACACCAGAAAGCCTGTACGCAAGATTTGGATCGGGTATATTTGCCACAGATATCACTGTACCAGAAAATAAACCGCAAGACATTGAAACCGAGTGGCAAGTGCATGGATATCCCTGCTCACAACAGCCTTACAATGCCATGTTTGATGTACAGAAACAACTGCCCATCTACACCAAAACACTTAAAAGCCGAAGCTTATTTTGTGCAGGCTATTACATCATAGACTTCCCCAAAGGTTGGAGGAAAGCCTACTGTCCCAAGGTAATTACACTACAGCGATATGCCTACAAAGGGCCTATCACAACTAAAATAGAAATGCAACAGGTATTAAATGACGCAATCAAAGAGCAAACTGCAAACGCAGCCAATTGAAGACTTCATAGCCAGAGTACGCACTGGCAAAAACAAGCAGGAAAAAACTGTCATTCTGACCATGCAAGACGCCGATCGTTTGGCGTCTAGTTTAAGCCAAACCATGACGAGAATAGTGTCTGTGCAGGAAGAAATGATCGAGGCGTTAAAAACAGCACAGCAGGCGCAAACGATCAACATTGAAATGGACGGCGGCAACTTCAGCAAATAATCTATCTGGTAAAAACTGGTAAATACTATGATAGATTATGTCAAGACCAAAACCCACAGTGCTGTTGACAATCAGCAATAAAGAGACCTACAAGCAAGAAGAAGTTCTGGCTGCGGAAGGAATTTGGGCGGTATTTTACGATGGTAAACCGATCAACCTAAAGAGTTCCAGTTTGGTGTCCAATTACCCAGGTCCCAAGTACAAGAAAGTTTCTTTTTCCAATCCAGGACATGCGGAGAACCTGGCCAAAAAACTCAACAACATGCACAAGACTGACAAGTTTGGTGTGTACCTATTAAAGACCGGCGAAAAATTCAAGAGATAATTAACAGTATGGACGTCAAGACCGCCTATACTCGCACCTTCATGCAACTGCTGAATCAGCCTGATCATGAAGAAACTCTCAAGAGCTGTTATTACACCTGGTGGCAAAATGTAAGAGAAAGCTATCAAGCAAGATCACTGCGATTGACCAAATCAGGATTGGATATCATTAAACGATTAGAGATCAAAATCTACACGATCAAATTTCCAGACAAGATTATTTTTACACCGCAAACTTTCCTATGGTTAGATGAGTTTGTGGACTGTCCATATTATGTAGATAAAAAACAGATCACTGTGACCATGGAGAGAATGGCCCTGCAATTGATGATGTTTGCCGGAGATGTCACCAAATATGGCTTGGCTCGCGCAATGAGCAAGATGGACGAGCAAAAAAGCCAATAAAATCAGTGGGTTATACCCTGTTGACCTTATATCTTTTTATGTTATAATAATACTATAACAAACTTTAAGAGAGGTCTTAAAATGGTGAGCAAAAAAGAAAAGGGCACAACGGTTGGCTCTCAAAATAGAACCGTAACTCCAAATGAAGCAAAAGCAGCATTAGCACATTGTCTGCAATTACAAAGACCACTGATGATGTGGGGCGCACCTGGTATTGGTAAATCCGATATCGTAAAACAGGTTGCAGAAGAACAGGACAGACAAGTGATCGACATTAGGTTGCCACTATGGGAACCCACAGACATCAAAGGTATTCCCTATTACAATTCCAAAGAGAACAACATGGTCTGGGCTCCCCCGGCAGAGTTGCCCACAGATCCCAAATCCACATCAGTTATATTCTTAGATGAATTAAACTCAGCGGCTCCTGCTGTGCAGGCGGCAGCTTATCAATTGATCCTAAATCGCAGAGTGGGACAATATCACCTACCAGCAGGCGTTGCGATCGTGGCAGCCGGCAACAGAGATGCTGACAAAGGTGTCACTTACAGGATGCCAGCACCATTGGCCAACAGATTCGTACACATCGAACTGAGAGTGGATTACGAAGATTGGATGCAATGGGCTACTGCAAATAGAGTACATCCTGACGTGGTGGGCTATGTCACATTTGCCAAACAAGATTTATATGATTTTGATCCCAAGGGATCATCACGTTCTTTCGCAACTCCAAGATCATGGAGTTTCGTCAGCCAACTTCTATCGGACAGCCTGCCTGAAAGTACGCTCACAGACCTCGTGGCGGGCGCAGTAGGAGAGGGCCTGGCCGTTAAATTTATGAGTCATCGTAAAATTAGCGGCCAGCTACCCAACCCATCCGACATATTGAGCGGTAAGGTCAAGGATCTCAAGACCAAAGAAATATCAGCAATGTATTCTTTGACTGTGAGCCTGTGTTATGAATTACAACAGGCACACATCGACAAGGAAAAAAATTGGAACGACATGGCAGATCGATTCTTCAACTACATGATGGACAACTTTGAAACGGAGTTGGTTGTCATGGGTGCTAAGATCGCTCTCACAAATTACAAACTGCCATTTGATCCAAGTAAATTAAAATCATTCGATAGATTCCATAAAAAGTTTGGCAAGTATGTCATAACTGCAATGGAGTCTAAATAATGGCTGCCACAGATCAAAAAATTCTAGACAAACTGGTCACGGCGAGGATCGCTTTATTATTGAAGCACCCTTTCTTTGGCAACTTGGCCACGAGGCTCAAGATCGTCAACGCGGATGACTGGTGTCCTACCGCTGCCACTGATGGCAGACACTTCTTCTACAACATCAAATTCATAGACAGCCTCACGCCGAGAGAGACTGAATTCCTGTTCGGACATGAGGTATTACACAATGTGTTCGAGCATATGATGTTGAGATCTCAAGGCAGAGATCCACAGGTATGGAACATCGCCTGTGACTATGCTGTGAACCAAATACTAGTGGATTACAGGATCGGTGAAATGCCCAAGGGTAAAAAAGGCGAGAACAAGGGTTTCCAAGATGACAAGTACAAGGACTGGCCCTCAGAAAAGATCTATGATGAACTGATGAAACAGGTCAAGAAGAACAAGATAGATCTAAAAAAGTTAGGACAACTACTGGATGAGCACATCGATTGGGGCAAAGGTCAAGGTGAAGGCGAAGGAGAAGGCAAAGACAAGAACAAAGAGGGACAGGGTCAAGGACAAAACGGAAAACCCGTGTACACGAAAGAAGAACTT